TTTGATATTGTTTACATCTATCTCCTGCATCTACAGCCATACCAACTTTAATCCAACCTTTCCATGCAGGATTAGTTAATATGTATACATATCCTTCTTGTATAGAAGCATATTCTTTTTCGTGTTTTATTCCAAAAAACTTAGCATATAAAGAAGGAGATTTTTCACCTTTCTTTATTCTATTTTCTAAACGTTTATGGTCAAAACATGTAATACATCTATATTCTTTTTTGTTTACTCTAGAAACATACCAGTTGTCGGGAGAAATTAATACATCTCCACAGGACATACATTCTTCTTTAGTGTGTTTCATTTAACAGCTCCTCTATGTTATTTAATTCTTTTATTGGAAGGTTATAACAGTCTGTTGAAACTTTCCAATTATTAGAAGGATCTACTTCTCCTTTTTTAAGGAAGGTAGCTTTTTTAAAATAGTCTTCTTTGTTTATATATCCTAATATCCATCCCTGAGTCCTGTCTTTTAAAATGCGTGTAAATACATATATATTACAGCGTTGCTTAGTATTAAGAGCAGCAACTGAACACTCATAATAATCTCTAGGAGGAGTAGTTACTCGTTTAGTTTTAACATCTATTTTTATATCCTTAAATATCATATCGTAATCATAAGTGTTAGATATTTTTATATCTAAAAATTTAGCTACAATTATTTCTCCTAAAAATCCATGTATATTTCCCTGTCCTTTTGTTATAGAATTTTTTAATTCTCCCATTTCTTTAGCAAGTATCTCTGCCTGTTGTATATCATGTTTAGTTATATCAGTGTGTTTCACTCCAGTTCCCTCCATATTGATATTCACCATCTAAAGGACAGTTCATATTAAAAACTTGTCCTGCTTCTATAATAGATCTAACACCCATCGCACCTATTAATCCTGCTGTTTCTTTAGGTACTTCCATCTGCCACTCGTCATGGATGTTAGCAACAAACTTATACTTTAGGTTTGCTTCACGTAAATGCTTGTCAAATATAACAAGTGCTTGCTTCATAACTATCGCACCTGCTCCTTGTAATAAAGTATTTAAAGCTGAGTGTGCGTTGCGTATAAATAATTTTCTACCGTCTAATCCTTTGACAAAGCCTCTTGCTGCTGCTCTCGTAACTCTATCTCTAAGAGTTTTAAATGATGGTTTATTATCAAAGAACAGTTGTCTAGACTTTCTACCAGTTGATTTATTTCCACCAACCACGCTTCCAAGCTTTTCATCTCCTGCTCCGTACATAAGCGCATAGATGAATGTCTTTGCCTGATCTCTTGATTTAAGTCCTGCAAGCTTTTGATTAGCGGTATGTATGTCTCCGTTAAGTATTTCATTTGTAAACTCCTCGTCTTTCATATAGTGAGATAACATTCTTAGTTCTAAACCTGACGCATCAATACCTAGTAAGACATTGCCTTCGTCTACTGTCCAACACGCACGACACTCCTTGCCATAAGGCTGACGTAAGCTAGGAATCTGCGCTGTGTTTGGACTACGATGTGTCATGCGACCTGTGATAGCACCGTTAGGTATAACAAAGCCGTGTATTCTACCATCTTCTTCAACTGCTTTCACCCACGAATCAACCTGTGCTATACGTTTCTGTAACAAAAGAAACTCTGCAATGAGACTAGCTTCGTGTATGTGTGTAACTTCTGATAAAGTTTTTTCATCTACAATAGGCTGACCAGTAGGTGTAAATCTTTCTGGCTTCCAACCAAAGTCAATCAAGTATTCTCCAATCTGTTTACGACTGCCAAGATTAAAGTCAACTAACTTTCTACGCATGAAAGGATCTGTGTTACCAAACCACAAACAGTTATCGTACTCTTCATCAGACAATCCACGTTTGGATAACTGACCATCTTTCTTAATATAAGGTGTAACTATTTTATCATCTACCCATTTAGGTTTAAAAGTATTATGTACTTCATCTTCTATCTTTTGTTTTCTTTCTCTCAGATCAGCAAGTAATATCTCAGCAGAGTAACTATCAAACTTAAATCCGTTCTCTTCTTGCTCCTTCATTATCTTTGCAACACCATGTTCTAGTAATACACTTTCCTTAGAAAACTGTTTAGATTCTAAACGTAAGCTCTTGAATACTAGAGTATTTAACTGCACATCTCTGACACAATACTTCAACATTTCTGCAGAATAATCTTTGTACTCTTCAAAAGAAATCTTAGGATATTCTAACTTGTATCCCCAAGCTTCAAGACTATGACCACCTGCTCGGATAGGATTAAGCAGTCGTGACAACACTAACGTATCTAATGCTTCGATATGAGACAGATCAGTACCTGTTAGTTTTTTAACTACAGGAATATCAAAGCCAACAATATTGTGTCCTATTAGTCTATCAGCGGTACTTAAAAATTTAACACCCTCATCAATCTGATTAGGTTTAAACTTAAAGATCTCTCCTGAGTTAGGATCTTGACACACTATACAATGTATCTTTGTTGCTTTAAGATCGTCTGTTTCTATATCAAATACTAAATCCATATTAAAATCCTTCGTTATTTTCTACTTCTAAGTCTTCGTTAGATATTTCTTTAAGTCTACCTGTTTCGTTATCATATAATAAATGACAAGCCATACCAACATCACCTGTGTACCTAGACTTTAATACACGAACCTTAGTTGTCTGTGACTCTTGATGATCGTCTGACTGTTGGTTACGTTCAAGAGCCAATACACAATCACTAAGCTGTGCAATACTTTGACTGCCTCTAAGGTGAGATAGGTTTACTTCGATACCGTTCTCATGTCCTTTGTTACCATCAATCCTACGCAAGTGTGATACAAGAATAAGACCTGCACCTGTTTCTTCTACTATAGATCTAAGCTTAGTCATAATAGAATCAATGGTACGTCTTTCATCTCCTTCAGTAGATGCGCTGACAAGCATGTGCAAGTGATCTACTACTACCCATTTACAGCCACAACCTATGATCATAAACCTTATCTTAGAAAAGATTTCGTCTAGCTCGTTAGCTCCAAAGTGGGCATGAACCCACACACGATTCTTGTTTTCTCCATCATAGAGTATGTCAAATAGCTTATCTAATTCTTCTTTAGAATATCTTTCTCTTATCTGATCTATATACAATCTAGAGTTAGCTTCGATAGAAAGAATACCATCAATAGTCCTTCGCCAATCTTCTTCAAGAGCAATGATACCTACGTTGTCATTTGTTTGTTTAATCAACCAATGCTCTATCTCTCTTGTAACGCTAGATTTACCTAGCCCTGTACCCCCTGTAAGGGTTACGAGTTCTCCTTGTCTCATGCCATACAGCTTCTTATTAAGCCCTTCGTATGGGTAAGGTACACTTTCTTTCTTCTCTCTGTTGTGGAACTTATCTCTCTGCTCTGACACATTGATAACTCCAGACGGAGTATAAGTCTTAGCAGACCACCATGCTTCTGTAAATTCCTTATGCTTGTTCTGTCTAAGCATATCGTTAGGATCTTTACAACCTGTAGGCAACGTCATAATCCTTGCCTTACTAGGTTTGAAAAGTCTTGCTACTTTTATACTGGCATCCTTACCTGCTTTGTCATTATCAAATGCAATGATTACATTTTCAAAATCGTCAAAGAACTCAAGACTTTCTTTGATGTCACGAACTGCACCTTGCGCACCTCGCTTAATCGAAACGACTGCCCACTTGCTACCGAGTAGTTCGTAGGCTGCCATTGCGTCACATTCTCCTTCTGTGATCGTTACATACTTACCGCTTTTAAATAACTGTTGTCCAAATAAACCTGTGTCGTTGTACGAACCTTGTAAAAAGAATCCTTTATCATGTACGTTACGACACTTGGTAGCAGACAACTCATGTCCGTTATAGTATGGATAGAAATGCTTAACTACTTTGCCTTGTATGTCGTGTGATACTTTCACACCATATTTTTTTGCAGTCTCTAGTTTTATCTTTCTATCTGCTAACGCTGAATAACTTCCTGCTATATCGTTTACTTGTTGACTTACTGGTTTTGCTGTTACTGTTTCCATATCCTTTCCTTCACATGCATCATCATAGTTCTTAATGAACTCACCACAGCTAAAACACTTAGCTGACCTGTCTTTGTTTATGCCAACAGCATCACTACTGTTACAGTTTTCTAAAGGACAAGGTTGGTGAACAGCTTCCCATTCTTTATCTTCAAACTCTGCCCTCATACCTTTCTCCTTTTAGTTTTCTGATTTAGTTACAACTTCTTCTTCTTCGACTTCCGTTTCGCTTTGTTCTCCTTCTTCATTAATTATACTAACAATCTTATTGGTAAAGAAATTTAAACTTGCCTGAACTTCTTCAATGTCCAGAGTAAGATTAACTTTCTTTTGATTTAATCTTTGAATCCTTCCAAAGATACCTTGCGCTTCTTCGGGTAAATCCTCTACCGAAATTCGCACATCATCAATAGTTATATATGGTTTTTCATCATGTTCTCCCATAATTAAAACTCCTCGTTATCAGAATCACTATCACCATACTCGACAAGCTCATTAACTTTAACAGCAATCAACTCAGCGAATGTTCCATAAGGACTACTGTAAGGTCTGATCTTAACTGTTACATTAGATCCATTACCAATCAAACAATCCAAAGTATTACCATCTGCATCAATAAGTTTAGGTGCTTTGTTTGGCTCACCTGTTTTCTTATTCACCGCAGTCTTACTAAACATGAAAGCAGGTTCATCATACTTAGCGTTACCTGCTCTGTCTTTTGATTGATTAAGACCTGCTCCTTCTAACTCTGTCGCTGTGTCTTGGTCAGTCAATACAGTAATCATGTATTTGTGTGGTTCAAAACGTGTGTTAGGAACTGACACGTTAGCCCACATTGCTTTACCTGTTGCGTACATCATTTTTATTTACCTCTTAGTTACTATAAAAATTAGGTCTGGTTTTTTCTTATCGTAAGCAACCAGATAACTTACTCGCTTTATCAGCGAACAAACAAGATACAAGGAAGGTGATACATGAGGGCAAATATATCTTGTTTGTGATTTGTATCTGTGTATTATACACTATTTCTTTTCTCATGTCCAGTCCTTTTTAAATTATTTTTCAATTGACTCAGCTATTGTTTCGTAAGTAAAAGATTCAAAGTTGTTTAAGTCTAACACACCTTGCTCATACTTATCGCTGATAATATCTTCTGCACTTTCTCCGCTATCTGCTTCAATAGTGAACTCATATTTTTTATTCTCGAACAAACAAACTTTATATTCGTTAGTATTCTTTTTATCTCTAACTCCTTTCAAGCTTGTAAAGTTTATAACATTATCTTTATTATTATTAATCATTATCTTTATCTTCCTTATAATACTTATAAGATTATACCACAAATAGAATTTATTTTCAACTACTAAAATCTAATTCGTTTATTCCGTTTACTCCGTCCCTAAGTTTTTCCAAACTTTCAACTTGTGTTCGGTCTTTGTTAGGTGTATAAGCATCAATGAACAGTCCAAAGTTTTCACTATCTAAACGTTCATCAAAGTCTTTAAGTATCCCTTCTAAGTTTTTAATATCCATAGTGTTTCCTTTACTATTCTCCTACCCAAAAAGATATATCAGCACTATCATCAAACGAAATCCACTTCTTTTCGTATGTAGTTTTATCCCAATCTACTTCACGAATACCATTCTCATCTTTAACTTCTTTTCCGTTCTTGTGTTTCTTGTAAGCAAGGATGCGTTCTCGGTACTCAATACTAGGATAATCATGTGGACTTATTTTTTCCAAGTCTATATCCATACCTAGTTTCTCTTTAACAAGAAGCTGTATTGCTTCCTGTATCTCGTAGTAATCAAATGTTAATTGCATTATTTAAACTCCTTCGCTATCTTCTTAATGATAGCATCAATGTTTTCTACTGCATCTTTAGGTAGCAAAGATATAGCAATTCTGTTAGCTATCTGTTCTTTTAGTTTCCATTCATTTATACCTGTCTGAGTAGACAATACTGCTTTCCACCTGTCGTATTTTAATTGATGGTCGTTTGCATAATTGTAAAGTTCTACTCCTCTTGAAACTTTCTTAGACAATTCATCTCTTTGTTCTCTTAAGATTTCTATCTGCTTGTCAAAAGACT